ACCCTGTGAAAAAGCCAGCATTTCTGCATCGACTACTTTCATAAAAGGGATTACGCCCGTGCTTTCGGAGCCATTGCTCGTTGTCGAGCCTACACTCCGAACCCCGCTCCAACATCCTCCGACCCCACCACCTGCTGAAGACAAAAATGCGTTTTCAGTATAGTGTGATGTAATTCCTTCTCTACTGTCATCTACATAGTTCAGAAAACAACTAATAGGCATTCCTCTGTCGGTTCCTCCATTTGATAGAATCGGCGTAGAAAACATAAACCACAGCTTACTTGCATAGTCATACAATCTTTGTGCATGTGCATCATCGTCTGCAAAGGCTCTTGCGGCTCTTCCAAATGCTTCTTGGGGAGAAGTCTCCCCGTCTACAAAGTATCTATCCTGTAGAGTTTTTAGGCTAAACTCGGATAAATACTTATCTCTCCCATAATTAAGCTGCACTCAACTTCTCCTTTATAGCGGACACATTATCCGCTCCGATTGCGTCATCGCAATATGTTACTAAATCCATTAATTTATAGTTTGTAAGTATTCTATCTGCGTGTTCATTTACGTTTTGTATATATTTATACTTTCCTGCAATTGGTACCGCATCATAAACATCAAAAGCACTGCCATACGTTTCTATTAGGCTGATTGCCCTTTTAGGGCCAACGCCTGGGATTCCTGCAACGTTGTCACCTGAATCTCCAGTTAAGCACTTAAATGAAATATACTCTTCCTGAGGCACATCATAATGCTCGTCCCACGTATCTATAGTAACCTCTTTGCGAGTTACATAGGAAAATCTACCTACATTTTCTTGTATAAGTAAGTCCCAGTCTCTATCACTTGAGATCAGCCAGATAAAATCCATTTCATACTTAGCTTTATTATTTACTATGTGTGCAGCAATATCATCAGCCTCTACTCCTTTGAATCGAAGAATGGTGTAATCTTCTGATAATAGTTCCAAGGTTTCTTCATACTCGGAAATAAAATCTTCAAAGTCCATTTTATCTTTCTCAGTTTGAGTAGCGATTTTATCCTTACGATTTTGTTTGTACTGGTCGTCTATCTCTTTTCTATAGGTGGAAGACCCCCAGTCTGCTGTAATTATTACATTTTTACAGTCATAAGATTTTGCTAAAGACTGAATTGTTTGTTGATATTCATATCTAAAATCTGTTGCTCCCCTGTGTTTCCACCTAAATGCTAAGTTCAGAGAGTCTACTACAAGAGTACCATTCCCTTCATTTATCATTTTGTCTCCAAAATTAAACGCCATTATATAAACCTTATCTTTTCTTTATTTAACCACTCATCTGCCAGAAGAACATAGCAATTTAAAAAACTAATGTACATCCACTCTATAGTTTTTTCAGGACGTATCTCTGTAACTACATAGACAGGGGAGCGATTATACTTGAAAAATAGCAGAGGATCTTGATTTCCTCCCTCTGCTTGTATAATCAACTTTTTCCACCACTGAATTAAGTTATTTGTTTTCTTCTGCGTAAAAATTCTATCTGACAAGGGAGACTCTGCATAGTTTTTTACTTCTATACAGTACACATTCTTTTCATGAGGAACGTATAAGTCTCCCTTCAAGTATTCTAGTGCGCCTGAGTTTGGCACTCTTTCAAACTGTAAGTTAGTATGTTCTCGTAACATATCTCTTACTAAGTACTCGCCTCTTGCACCTTTTGCTCTAGAATCTACCATATTACTTCTCTAATGAACTTACGTTCCCTTGCTTTACTACTTCTACTTTTTCTAGTAGTGGATGTGTCCAGCCGTGAGATACAACATAAGTGTTAAGGTCTTCTTGTAGAAGTACCTCTACTAGCTTCTCTCTTCCTGTTTCATCTAATACATTAATAACTTCGTCTAAAAACAAAATATTTATTCTTGACTTAGAAATACTACTCATTAACTTTCTAATTGCAATTAGCGTTGCAGTATTTACTCTTGCTAACTCACCCGAAGAAAGTGCTAGAATGTCTACTATGTTTTCGTTATCCGTTACCTGTACGTTTAATTTGTCATTTACTACAATGAACTCTAATGTAAATCTACCGTCCGACAGTTCTGCAAGATATGTATTGGTGAGTTCTTCTAACTCTTTTACCAAATTTTCTATCTTGTAAGCAATCAGACCGTTTGTACTAAAAGCTTTCTTTAAAACTTCTAAGTTACTATTGAGTTTTTCTTGAACTCGAATTTCCTTCTTCACTACCTCTAGCTTTTCTAGCATGTCTCCTAGCTGAGACGTTACTACTTCTATTCTAGTATTTTCTCTAGTAATTCTCTCGTTCTCATCTGATATTCTTTTTATTTCTCTACTTGCATCAGCTAATCTAGATTTTATACGGTCTAGTTGAGCTTCTAGAGAATCCTTGTCCAGAGTGTCACTAGGAAGTGTAGAATCTATACTTCTGTATAAGTCCTCCCACTCTCTTTGTACCTTATCTCGTCTTGCCACCTCTGAGTTATTCTTCTTTATGTCTTGAATCTGTTCGGATAACTCTACGCCATCCATTTTTAGTTTTTGAGAGGCATCTTCATGCAATTTCAGCTGACTTTCAAATGTCTCTTTTGGAATATCCTGTCCACAAGATGAACACACATCAGGGGTAGACGCTAATCTTTTTATCTCTTTTTGATGATGCTGTAACTGTCCTTTTACTCCACCTAACTTTGTCTGCAATTCATCATAAGACTCTCTTTGCAGCGAAGAAATAGACTGTAAGTCTTGTAAACTTATCTTACTCAACATTTCCTTATATGTTTTATTAATAGAAATTTTCTTGTTTTTCTCAGAGATATTTTTAATTTCTACTGATAAAGAACGGAACTCTTTCTCATCTTCTTCCGTATCTATTTCTAAAGTTAGTAGAGGCTGTACCTTCGTATCGCCCAACTTATTTTCATCTAACCATTTTTCTACCATTGTGATGTTGCCACTTAGCTTTGCTATACGTAGCCCGCTTTCTTTGGCAGCTTCCTTGAACACTTCGAACAAAGCTACGTAGTTATCTAAATGTAACAAATCAATAAGAAACTTTTTTCTATTGGTATCTGTGGCAGTTAGAAACTGTAGGCTTGCATTTGTATTCTGATATACTAGCTGTGAAAATGTTTTAAAATCTACTCCTATGAGTTCTTGTAGTGACTTATAAGTATTTGTAGCCGTATGACTAGAGATATCCTCTCCATTTTTTGTTAGCCTTACTTTTATACTTGATTTTCTTTTTACGTCGATCTCATACTGATCGTCATCTTTTTCAAAAGACAGAGAAATACTATATCCATCATTTACATAACGGTTTGGTATGTCTGCTTTCTTTATACCTTTTGAGTTCTTGTTATAGAGGGCTTCTTCTATAATTAACGGAATGGAGGATTTTCCCATTCCGTTAGTACCAATAATTTGAGTAACAGTATCACTGTCTAAACTCATCTCATTGTTTGGCCCGTAGCTAAAACAGTTACTCCACTGTAACTTTTTGAGAGTAATCACTAAATGTTCCTAGTATACTATCTATTTGGTCGTCCGATATTTCCAGAATTTGATATAAGTATTCTGAGAGTTCTTCTTCTACACTCATATCTTTTTTGATGATGAGAGAGGCTTCTGAACTGCGCTTTACTACTTTTTTATCTAGCAGTTCTGAGTTTTTTACTGCTGCTAACTCTTGAATATCCCCTTCTATTTCATAAATTGTATGGTCATACTCTGTAGCGACCATATCTTCTGGACTATGCACAGTTTTTCTAATCAACTGTGGTAAGTCAAACGGCTCCCATTGCCAAGACCAATCAACTTCATTGATTAGTAGATACCCCGTTGAGACCCTTTGTCTGTGAAAAGATGTCGTCATAGGACTACCTGGATAAACAATGTTTCTTTGAGTATTGCTATGGGCATGTAGATCTCCTGCAAACACTACAGGAAAATCTTCAAACCTACTCAGGTCTACTTCAGGTTTTACATGAGGAGGAATCTCTCCTCTTACATGAGTAAACAAGGGCATTCTAGTATTAAAGTGCTCTATACTTGTTTTCTTGTGTAAATCAGCATATGGCAGTACACCAAAACCTAAATCATTATCAATATACGATATGTCTACTATCTGAACCAAAGGGTTTATCTTTCGAGATACTTCCTTTAGCTGAGAAAAGAACGTCTTATTTTTCTTTGTAGCTTCGTGGTTACCGTCATAGATTAGAGTGGGTATTCTCACGTCTGCTATAAAAGAAAAATATAGCTGTAACTCTTCCATAGTAGGAAGGCGATCAAATAGATCGCCCCCTATAATATGCATATTGCATTCGGATTCTAGGTTATGTACTTCTTTAAAGAACTTATTATACCTATTTAGTGCCCAAGATGTTGGGACATTTTTCTGCCCCAATTTGATGTGCCAATCCGCTGTGAACAGAATCATGCAATGTTGAACTCGTCTTCAATGCTTTCATCAATTTCTGAAGTACCTGACGCATTATCACGAATACGATCAAGCAACTCTTTTTGAGCGTCTGGAGTCGGACGAGGCATAACATCATCCATAGACTTCAAACCTTCAATGGCAGCAAGCTCTTCAGCGTCTAAAGCACGGGGCTTACACTTAAGGGCTTGTAACTGATACTCTACATTGTAAGGCAGAGGTCCAGTCTTTACTCGCTTAAAGAACACATCCCAACCAGTTTCAGGGTCGGTAGGATCTCCTAAGTCATCAGCAGCCGTAAGAATTTGTTCAAACAACTTTTTCTTTAAGTTTACTACTTTCAGCTCACCATTATCGAGGCACTGCATAGCGTAGCTCCAGCCACACTTGAGGTCTGGATAGAACTCACGTACCCAATCTTTTTCTAAGTTGTTGAATCTTTCTTCGTTACGGTCAAAAGACAAACACTCAAAAGGAATGTTCTTACCATTATCCCCTTGAATCCAGTATACGTAACGAGCTAGAATGTCTCCTACCAAACGGACTTTATTGTCTCCGTCTCGGTATGTAAAACTATTCATGTTTGATTTACGTGCTGCGCCTTTTGTTTTGTTGAATCCGATAGCCATGTTTTATATTCTCCTAGTGGACTTCTTCGTACTTAAAAAAGATTTTGTCTTCTCTAAGCTCTAGTAGTCTATTGTTTTTAATAAATGAGTTAACTTGCTCTTCACTTTGGAAGGGTAAGAGAACTCTGTCTAGCGTCCGTATCTTATTTAGTTTATAAGATGCGAGCGATCTAAAAGAGG